CATTTGGCGTAACTGATCCCATAGTTACCTCAAGAATCAATCCTAAATTCCGAGAGCTGGGCGTTAAAGATTGTTGATGAGCTTTTGGTAAGCACCATCTACGAGCTATAGTAGCTTCCTTAAAGCCAAGTTTTTCAGCTAATTTTTTGTAACTTAAATTATTTTCTAATCTATATTCTTCTAAAGTCATGCTGTAAGTGATAGCATGGGTTAACTTTAAAAGTCAAGCAAGTTAAGATATAAAATCAATTAAATTGCTTTTACTACTCCAAAGAGTTCTGGTTGGTATACAGCTGATAAAATTGGTGTGGCCCAAGCCAGCTCAACACCATTAATTATATCTCTTTCTGGGTTTTTATTACCTGGCTTATTTTGATTCATAGGCGATAATGTATATTTTCCGCCTGGTTCTGGGTAAAGTACCCTAACAACAATTTTATTTTGGTTTTTAAATTTACATATTGATAATTTCATAAAGCAGGCAGTATTAATTTCTTTTTTCTTAATTGATTCGTCATTGAATAAATAAAATGCACCATTTAAAAACTGTTTGTCTGGGTGAGTATGATTACCAATCACCATTTTGTTAACAATGCTAACCCAAGGGCAGTAATAGCTTTCTGGGTTTTCAGCTGTTAATGGTGTTATAACGCCCTCATCCATGTACCCAAAAACCGAAGTAGGCGTTTGCGCAAATAAAACTTCTTGTGGAGTGCAATCAAGGATTCTAGCGTATTCCTCTGCATCCTTTAAAGTAAATTGCAGCACACCAGAGCAATGTCTTGATATTGTTTCCGGTACAACTCCTTTTGCTTTAGCGACCTCTCGTTTTAACATTCCGCTTTTAGCAATCATTGTTGCTAAATTATTTGCCATGTTTATCGTTTCCCTTATTGCTTCATTCATAATCACTCCTATATAAAATGTCAAATCTCACAAGAATCTCACAAGATTTAGTAGTCAACTCTATTTATCTCCCAAGATATAGTGTTTATTGACCTTTAATATAATTCATTATGACTATTAACGTCATGCTGTCAATCTTTATTTTTAGTTAGAGGTAAATTTATTTTATCAACCCTATTGACTTTATAAATCAAGCTATAATAGGATCTTCTAATTCGCATTAGGAGATATTATGTCATTTACGGAAACACCAGACTACGCCAGCAGATTTAATTATCTATGGCACTCAAACCCAAAATCAAAGCTTAAATGCAAAGCCTTTTTTGACAAAGTACATATAAGGCCAATGTTATCTGATGCTTGGGATGAATACAAAAATATAAATAAAGAAAAACACATACGAGATAAAGCCTGGACAGTAATTGAAAAATTTGAATCTAAATTAAATGGACAAGATAATGCAGCCATGTGTGGTGGGCGCACAGTTCAAGAAGCTACTGATTCCATACTTATAGATCAAGTAGATCCAGGAGAAGCTATAGATACTGCTATTGAAAAATACCAAAGTTTTAAAGCTCGTACTTGGGATGATGGATCAGATGCAGATAAAAAAATTAAATATATAGATGAAATTGATGCAGTAACAAGAAATGCTGTAGCTGGCCTTAAAGAAGCTATGGCAAGAGATAATCAGATTATAGGTGAAATAGAGTATGTAGAGAAGTTAAAAGGTTTAGAACTTCCTCACAATACAAGACCAGATTATAATAGGCGTGGTGATTTAAAAACTAAATGGTCAAGAATATCTAAAACATCTAAGTCTGGTTTTGCGGCTGCAAGTTTACCTAAAACATTAACTGGTCCTTTTGAACAAGCAGCCTTGTATCAGGTAGCTGGCTTTTGGGCGTGTAATGGTGGTCTACCACCTTTCCTAGTCTATGCAAATGCTACTGACTATCGAATATTTGACCAAGATAATACACCAGAGCTTCAAGATGATTACCTTGCTGATGTAGTTCAAACAATTACTAGGTCACATAAAGCTACAGAAGAACTACTTAAAGTAGCTAAAGATAAAAATCATTTATTTAAATTAGTAGAACCGGATTTCACAAATATTTGCTGGTCTGAGCCACCAATAATTATTGATGAAGCTAAAAAACTATGGGGGATAAAATGAAAGACTTTTGGATTTGGATAGGCGAATTATTTGCCTGCTTTGCTCTATTTGGGAGCTTTTATTTGATATTTTTATTTGCAGCCATTGTTTATCCGGAGGGATTTTAAATGATAGATATATTAGAAACACCACCAAACATCCATAAGAACGCCAGAGAAACAGAACAACTAGCACTTGAGTTCATTCTACCTAAGATTAAGAAACTGCGCCTGGCAGTCCTAAAATCAATAGCAAGTGCTGGATGGACTGGAGGTAAAACCGGATCTGAAGTTGTCAATGATATTGATGGCTACATTGTATCTGTAAGACCAAGGATCACAGAACTAAATGAGTATGGATTAATTACACCAGGCGAAAAGAGAAAAAACCAAAGAGGATCTTATGAATTGTCCTGGTTAATAACAAGTAAAGGTAAACAAGTTGCGGAGATGAATAATGAGTGAATTAAAAGATGTAATGGCTGCGGTCAATGATCTTAATCAATCACATGGCGTTACACAAAAAGGCGGCAAAAAATATACAGAGGTTGCTAAAAGAGTAGAAGCTTTTAGAACCCACTTTGGATTAAAGTATGGAATCACAACTAATATAATTGTCGATAATGAAATAAGAGTTGTTATTAAAGCTCAAGTTTATGACCTATCAAATATTGAAATTCCAGTTGGCGAGGGATATGCAGAAGAAATTAGAGGTAGTTCCCTAGTTAACAAAACTTCAGCTATAGAAAACTGCGAAACATCTGCAATAGGTAGAGCTTTAGCAAGTTTAGGATTGCATGGCGGCCAATACGCTTCAGTAAATGAAATAGATAAAGCTCAAAACAATGAAAAAAATATAGATGAAAATAAAAAAAAACCTACCCTAGATGAAAAAATTAAGGAAACTGAGCAAGACAGAAAAGATATAGCTGATGGGAAATATCCACCAGCAGAAGAAACAGACCTAGCCAAAATAGCTGAATGGGAAAAGATACTTGCTAATTATATGCAAAACATAAGTGAGCTTAAATCACAATCTATGTGCAGTTATTGGTTTAATAAAAATAAAGATGTTTTGAAAAGCATGAAAACAGCCGTGCCTAGAATGTATGGCGAAATAGAAGAACACTACACTAAAAAATTAAATTCATTACAACCATAGGAGCAACACATGGGAAATGCACCCCAATTTTCAAATACTAATATAAAATTTCAAAGATCTTTATCTTCAAGTGAAGATAACCCTGGTCAAAAAGTTAAGATAAGTGTTTGGCTTAACTTTGATAATGGCTGGGATGAAGAAGCAAAACGACCTTATCCACCTACACCAGAACAACAAAAAGATATTGAGAACATACATAGGCAGATGAAAGATTTGGGAATGGAATTGTCTTTGCAGCTACAAGACTTTGATAGCAAAATGAATATAGCTAGAGCAAGAGCATTTTGTAACGATCTTCGTTACGACACAGATCCAGCTCAAAGTTATGATGCAGTTAAAAATGGAGAAGTAAATGGTTTTGACGAATTATAAAGCTTTGTTTAATATGCACGAAACTTCCATAATATTGTTTGGACCATGCACAACAAGAAGTACAGAATATAATAGAACACTTAGGATGTGTAATAACGGCGCTATTGATTGTATTATGGATGGTGGTAAACGCTACATTACCAGAAAAACTTTAGAGGATTTTATGGGATCTGAAGAAGCATTAAAAAAAGCTCTACAAAATTTAGACAATGTTGTAGAGCTTTATCCAGATGATTAAAAGTTTATGTTAGATATTTTTTGTAGCAACTTTTGTTTCTTAGCTAGATCTTGCATCCAATGGCCATAAACTCTTTGAGTAATCTCTATGCTGCTATGGCCCATAAGATTTGATACTGTCCAAATATCATCCCCAAAATATTCTAGCATTTTACTAGCATAGTAATGTCTTAGATCATGCCATCTCATATGCTTGTCGCTAATCTTGGAAACTACTTTTTGTAGCTGTTCTTTCCAATGACTTGAACCAACCATTGTGCCAAACTTAGTGCCAAAAACTAAATCTGTTTTGTTTGGTCTACCTTTTTTAATGTAAAGCTCTTTTAATTCTTGCAAAATGTTAGGTGGTATAGGCACTATTCTATTTGAAGTTGTAGATTTAACTGAACCTACGCCATGCTTTTCAACCTCGCCATTTACAACAATCTTGAGTTTTGCGCTTCTTTTTACACTAACCTCAGACATTTCAAAATTTATGTCATCCCAAATCAAAGCTCGTTGCTCACCAGCTCTTAAACCAGTACCACAAGCAAACCTATAAGCTATCCTTATTGATTTAGGCAAATGGTTATCTATCTCACGGATGAAATCTGTAGAAAGTTTTTCTAATAGTATTGGTTGATATATAACTGGTTTTTTAAATTCAGCATCAAGCATAGGATTTTGTGCTATGCAGTTTCTACTTTTACCAAAAGCCATAAGCTTGTTAAAAACAGATCTCATTCCTTTAACTGTTTTAAAACTTCGCTTACCTTTTTTGCCGCTATTAAACAGCATTGGTAATATGTAAGTTTCACAATGCTCAACAGTTAAATCCCTGGGCCTAAGTTGGCCGACAGTTTTTTCACCAACCCTAATTTCTAATATAGTACTAAACAGATAATTATATCTGTCAAAATAATCCGGAAGTGGTTTGCCACCTTTCATATTTCTATATTCTCTAAAATAGAATGTTCTGAGAGGATCATTATTTTTTAATCTTTGATCCCATTCAAACATCATTTCTTCATCTGGAAATTCACCTAACAAATCTTTGATTGTCCAGTTATCTGAATCTTCAATTCTAGTTTTTTCTAAATCTAAAAATTTATCAAGTTCTTTTTTTGCATCTTTAAAATTAGGGAAATATGATCTACCACCACCATAATGTCTAAGGTCTAATGTCCAGGATGAAAAGTTTTTTTTAAGTCTGCTTTTCTCTTGATATATATATTTCTTATACATTTTTATACTCCTTTGTATAATATACTTTAAGGAGCATGACTTTATTAGTCAAGTACTGTGACTAAAAAAACCCCTAGGGATGATTTTATTTTAGTCACAATTTAGTCACAATAATTGCACAACACAAAAATAATCTAATAAAAACAGTAAGTTAAGTGGTGATCCCTAGGGGATTCGAATCGCAACAATACTGTTGTTGTGTGTTGATGGTTATTGATAAGCCATGCTCACAGTAATATTATACACACACAGCAATATCTGTCAACAACAGTCAATAGCCATCTTAGTCACACAAATAGCCACAATGTGACTAAAAATACTCCTAGGGCGTGTTTTGGTGGGATCGTTTAAAT